AAGAGTCCGGCTTGGCGCTGTTGGAGGCCGCAGATACCTTTGTATTAAGGTACTGGGTTTCCATAATCTCATTCGCGGCGACTACGGTAGGCGTGTAGTCCTTTTTGAATACGTCAGGATACTTCTGCTTCACCCAATCAATAGGCTTCGTGAAGATATTCAGCACGTACGGCTGGTCCTCAATGTCCTGCAAGAGCAGATCGGGGACCATGATGTTGAAGGGGGATACAGCGGTATAGCAGTGGTCACCATATACGGCCTGACCATTGGCGTCGATATCCTCGTAGCTCTTATCCCAGTGGGTTTTGAGGTATCCGACACCTGTAACGCTGCACCACCATGCACTCTCACGGAGGATGCGCTGGAGGTTCAAACGGGCACGTACGCTCGCGAAAACGGCTTCTGCAGCCTCGGCCGCCAGAATATCCTCGTCCTCGTTAGAGGCCGGGACAACCTCAGCCGTGGGCTCCTGTGAGGTCATACGGCTGACCTCTGTACGGACCACCGGCTTGATACGGTTGACGACAAGACGGGCTTTACCGGAAGGGCTGGGAATCTTAATAAGCTGGCCGTTGACGTAATCTACGTATTGGTCACCCTTATAGAACGCCATATTCAAGTACCATGTGCGCTTGATAGGTTCCATCTGGCTCTTGCACTTCTTGTACTGATCCTTTACCCAGCGGCCAATAGCGTCGCTGTTCTTGGCCTGTACCTTATCCGAAAGAGCTTTCTGGTCTACTTTGGGATCGCCGGAGAGCTTCAGCGCGCCACCAATCTTAGTGGATAAGCTGCTTATAGCTGAAGTAGATTCGCTCATCGTCTGTTAGCCCTCCCGGCCTGTCTTGGGCCTCTCGTAGTGCGATTTCATCGTCGCTAAGCATTTCGTCAGGCTCGGCTACGTCGTGCTTAATACTCTGAATAGCGGCGAATGCACCGATATCTTTAGAGGCTAAAAGGTCCGACTGTTTCTCGTTCTGTATACGGAGCAACTGGATCAGCTGGTTCTGGTTCCGGAACAACCACAGGAAGGACAGGATCATCATTAAGAAGATCAGAGTGAAACTTACTGACAAGACTAGCGAGTCCATTCTTCAATTCTTCCTGCGCAGTGGGGAGCTTACTGATCTGGGTTTCCAGACTGGTAATGTGGGCGTTCATTTCAGCTACGTCACCGACAGTGGCCATTCCAATGGAACGCGCCATTTCGATAATGTGATCCTGAGTGATGTATACAGACCCGTTGTAATCGTGAAGGTCCACGGAGAGGTCGAATACAGGACCCGGATCGGTATCCCTCAGAATAAGATCGAAGAACGGGTAGGCGGCAGGACGCTCCCATAGGATAAACCGTGAACTAATCTGCTGCTTCACTTATCTTCCTCGTGGTCGTGCTTAGTAGCCGGTACAGCGTCCAGAGCGGCAAGGAAGTCATTGTCGCTGTTATGGATATCTTCTTTACCCTGCTCAATAGCAGAGCTATTACCCATCAGCGGGAGGTCAATGGATTCCGTGGTGCCGTCGGAATTCTCTTTCGACCACAGAAGGCGGGTAGTGCCTGTATCGGCCATATCCTCGGTGGCTATCGTTTCAGCGTATGCCGCGTTGGTATTCTCAAAAACGGCCGAGTTGAACCCCTTTGCTGTAATATCAGCTTCAGTGACAAGGGAGGCTTCCTCGTAGTCAATCTGATTAATGTTCGGGGGATACGTGGGGACCTTGTCGCCGACCATTTTCTGCGCAACGTCTGCGAAGTTGTCATAATCTGCGAACGTAGCGGCGAGTGGCATACCAGAAGCGTCATAGGGGGAGTCCTTGTAGGGATCGTCTTTCGACATTGTTAACCTTCCATACCGTACATAATAGAGCCGGAGTACTGGTTGAACTCCTGTAAGGGTCTTGCAATGGGGTCTTGATATGGAACCGAATGTAGCATCCCCGGATTTCTCTGTAAATCAATGATTTTATCCGGTGTCAGGTCGTCCATCAACGTAATGAAATACCTCAGCGAATCGGGAGCATCATCGTGCTTCTTATCGATGGTGGTCTTCGGAGCCTTCTTGTATTCCAGCTTCTTCGAGTCGTATTTTTCCCACCGCAGGTTACCCATCTGCTTTTCCAGCACCGGTGTGTTATAACAGGTCCATAACGGGTGCTCTCCGATAACGGTATTCAAATACTGCGTCATCTTGATAACACCGATATCTACAGACCCCGGGCCTTTCGGGACTCCCTCAACTCCAATGAAAATGTCATGTTTAGCATACTCGCCGACAATACTAGTTCCAGTGTGTTCTTTAGTTTGGAGCATTGCAGGATCACCGGTTCGGACGAAAACCTCCATACCCAAAGGGGCAAGCCGCTCTTTTTCAAATTTGTGTACTTCAGCCGCAAAGGATTCAACCGTTCTCTCGGATTCGACCATTTCATGAAACGTGACTATATGCCCACTAGGAGATACAGCGTGCCACAGCCATGCGGCGGGGTGTGCCCAGCCGGTATCCAATGACGTATATACAAGCATGTCTTTGGTCAGCTGGAATGTCTTACGCACATGGATATGCGGATCGTAGGTCTTATAGACGAGGCCCTTGATTTCCACAAAGGAACCTTCTTTACGGGCCTGCCGGTCGGCATCGTCTGACATATTCCGAAGGATACGCATCTTCGCATTGTCTTTAAGGTGCGGGTTATCGTCCATGGATACCTGAAGCACCATGGTCCAGTCCCTATCGCCCATTTTCCAAGGCTGGTATATCTCTTCGTATACCCACGTCAGACCTTCAACCGGGGTCATACTGATCCACCAGTCACCGTCCGTATCTACAAGACGCATGAGGCATTCTTCCCATACGGTCTTGGGCGGTTCCTCATCGAATGATACGAAGTGCCTGCTTGTGCCAGCGAACTTTTCCAGCTCCTGATCGTATGACATAAACTCTACGAACGATCCATCCACCAAAGTTAGTGTACGTAGATAGTTGTTGTAGCTCTTGTCCCACGACCGGCCAATTAAGTACTTTGTAGGCATCCACTTTTTGAACAGTGGAAGAATGATCTTCTGCAATCCGTCCACAAAAGACACACATACCAGACGTCCCCTTATCTCGCCGTCAATCTCATTAAGATCAGGACGGAAAGGGTGGGTCTTGGTAATGCGCCAGATACATTCCAGCACGTTCGCTACTGTCTTACCCGACCTGTTACCGCCGATGAATAGCTTCTCCTGTAGATAGGAGCAGTGGAATTCCTTCTGTTTCTCGTGTGGCTCATAAGAAAAGCTGGACGTCTTAGAGTCGCCCAGCTGTTCTACCACGCTGTCAAGCATGGAACCTAAATCAAGTTTTGTTTTCTGTGGCGGCATTGTAACACCTTAGGCCGAGGATGAATCCGTAGCTCCAAGTTGTACCAATAATCCAATAACAGATGCAAGCGCGGTATTGCCGCCCTTTGCGCCGCTAATGGTCAAACCCTGAAGTAGGGAAATACTATCCGACCCGTCATGCCTATGAGAACCGGGTGCGGCTTGATTGGCATTGGAGCCGAGAGTGTGGTGGTGAGCATTAGCATCACGGTCAGTATCGTCATTGCTGTGAAACTCATTGACCGTCTTACCGTCCGGCCTGAGGTTTGAATTGACGCTACTACCCGCATTCGCCTGCGCAGTCGGTTGTAGTGCATTATTCTCCATTAGAACTGCGCTCCCAGATCGTGAATCTGATACAGCATGGTGTCATTAACAGACGCAATCATGGTAATAGAGCCAGTACCAGTACCTCTGGTCGCTGCAAATTTAATCTGAACTGTGGTATCCACGCCAAAGAATACAGGCGCCCTTAATCCATTAGGATTGATAAGGTTAGCTCCGACACAGCGAAAGGTCTTCTGCCGCTTCACCGTGAGGCCGGTGGTGAGAGATGCGGTGTCCGATACGGCGCAGGTGGCAATCTGCATATCAATGTAATCACCGTCAACGGTGGACTGGTGGTGGCCGTCCCAGACAACCTCATAATGCCGGTTCGCCTTGAAGGTGAACGTGGCGATATTGGAGATAATAGTGATCGCTGAAAAAGAACCACTGTTAGTTGTGACTACCGATTCCAGCTTAAGTCCCGGAGCCAGCTTCTCGACAGTATTAACTGCATAGGCGTCAACGATATCGAGGTTGTTATTATATGTGGCGAGGTTGAATTGTTCAGGCCCGGCGGGCTTTACCAGACCGAGTTTAGTGGTAACTGTGCTCACAGAACAACTCCCTTTATCTTCTGCGCCCTGAATTTGACGCCGGTAATAAAGGCATTCAGCATTTCAGGTTCCTTGGACATAACCTCTTGGGCTACATCAACCATGATAGCAATTAGCTCTTGTGCGTCAATTGCTTGCTGTTGGGCAGGGTTATGCCGCCCCGTAACCTCCATGAGGAACTTGACTGCATTTATGTCACCATTAGCGGCGCGCTCTGACAGCGCCACTTCAGCCATAGGGATAGCTTCGTCCAAGCCGCGACCAGCGAGTTGTCTAATAGCGTCGTTGAAAGGCTTCTGGCGTAACCATCCCCGATACTTAGCAGAGTTAATTCCCAACGACCGAAGCTTAGCAGTGATACCACGTCGATCTGTATAGTCCGTGAGCACAGAGATACACGCCAACTGGTCCTGCGTAAGTTCGGAGACATGAATATCGACTTCAATACCCCGTCCAGCCATTCCAGTCCGGAATTCGGGAGTCGTCTGGTACTGCTGGATAGCCGTGATACTAGGCCGGATACCTGCACGCCAAAGTTCAGACTTGTCTGTGGGCCAGAGATTGTAAACAGTTTCAGCCGTGTATATCTCATCTTTAAGGGCCTGCCCATAGCTGAGGATTTGAATATTTAGTTTTTGTTGCTGGGTTAGTGCCACTGGTTTAGCCACTGGCACTAACTCACGGCTGATAGTTGTCATCTATTTAGCTACGGTTCACTGCGGTCTTGAGTGTCGAAGCCAGCCCCACTGTGACCTTATCCTTCGCAAGGACATGCGGTGCCATGCACGCAGTAGCCGCCGCATTCAGTACGTGCTCCGGGTAATGCTTCCACGCACCGGCATTGCCGTACCAAACAACCGGCTCCCCACAGTTAATGCACTGGTTAATCGTATTAGGAACTCCCATTAAAACTCACCCCTGATGAAAGCGATTCGCTCCACCAGTTGTAGGGGAGTCTGCTTTAGCTTACCAGCTTCAAACTTTTGCATCACGTAAGGATTGATTTTGAACAGCTTGCAGAAGCTATTGAGGGTATCGGGAACTTTATTAAGCAGACATACGTGGCCACGCCATTGAAGGAATTCAGCCGGTGTCCGGGGCGTAGGTAAGCCCACAGGAAGCTTTACCTTCAGCAGTTCAGCGTTAATCCAGTACTCGTATTCAGATTCCAGCGACTCGGGAGTCACCTGCACGTAAGCACTGAATGCATACAATACGGACGGGGGCATAGTTGGATATAGGCCCTGCTCGGTTTTGAGTATTACCTGTTCGGTAATGCCGCAAATACTGGCAGCTTCTCTTTGGGATAGATGGTATGCGATGCGTAGTTCTTTGAGGGGGTTCATAGGTTAGATGGTACAGTGTGGTATAGGAGAGTGTCAAGTTTGGAAAATTTTGGGAGAGTAACCCATAAACCAATCGGATTCGGGGCCCCTTGCAACATGCCGGGCTATTTTATGGTATTAGGCCAAATACCGATAGATTGATGTTGTCAGGCCGGTTAGGTATCTTCCACTCCACATATACCGGGACGTGACTTGCTGAATACCCCTACAAACTCCATAGCGTATAGCCCGTATCATGACGGGCCGTCATATCCAACACTCACTAGTTAGGACACACAATGTCTTCGTATTACCCTATGCGAGCTGCGCTCGTAGCCAACCGCACTACCCCTTATGTATCCGCCAGCGGACGCAAGCGCGTTATCTCCCGTATGGCTGGCATGCTCGGTGCCCAGTGTTCCATAGCCACCGTGCTTGGTTCGGTTGAATACCGGACCACTGATGAATTCAGCCCGTACGCCGCCGCGGTCGTACACGACGTGTCTGCCAATGGACGTTACGTCAAGGTTGCCCGTATCTACTCTGACAACACTGTTGCCCCTGTTGCACACTGGGCATTCTCCAACCTGTATTACAGGCTGGCCGATTCACTGAGTGAGTTCATCCTGCTGAAGCGCATTGCAGAGCTGGAAGACTCAGTGTCCCGCGCCACTCGTGTGGCTCAGCGTGAGGCACGCGAGGACGTCAACAAGTTGTCAGTCAATACCGTGACACGTGCACTCGTGCATGCCAATGATAACGACTACTGCGCTGAGACCGCCGTTGCCCTTATCTCAGCCGGTCACAAGTTGCCCGATATCACGCTTCAGTGTGAGGTCACGGTATCCGTCTCAATCACTCTTGACGGGGCACATAACTACTACGCATTGCGGCACCTGTTCGGAGCCACACGCGGCAACGTGAGTGGTGCCAAGGGACTGCCGATCAATGACTACCCGCAGGTATCCGACCTCGTGGAAGCTGCAATGAGTGAGGCATCCATCGATTCAATCCGGCACACCGGCACTGACGTGGAGTGGTTCGCTCCCACTATCCGTCCCGTCGCTGACGATATCGACAAGTACCCGATCATGAACGCGCACGCGTCCAACGAGTACTAAGAGCCACCAGCATTACCGAGTAGGGCAGGGTCATCCTGCCCTACTCACCCAACACACAAGTTAGAGGACACCATGACAAAGCTGCATCCCTCCATTGTTATCTCTACCCGCGACAAGAGCAGTGTCTATGTGAACGGCGTACTCCAGTTGTTCCGTGTCACAGAAGACGAGGCATACGACTACGCGTCCACCGTCAGCGATACGCTGTGGATAGTGGACGTGACTATCCCGGCCCGGCCACACCGCACACCGCGCGGCGAGGATATGCTCTGGATGTAAGGCAATAGGCCCACCCCGAAAGGGGTGGCGCCGCCTAGAAATAAAGCCGACTGGACTAAGTAAGTAAAGCGTTCGCGCGGCCCACTGTATTTAGGTGGTCACTGGGCTGTGTATTAGCTTGCGCCGTCCACGGTATAGGTGTATTGTAGTTATTAGAGGCAGGGACATGAAGTCCCACCCACAAAGTAAGGAACCCGCCATGACTGCTAAAGTTGAATGGGACTCTGTCGCCGCCGATGCCGAGACCGCTACTATCCCACAGAAGCTCCTGAACACCGTTGTTCCTCTTTTCAACGAACTGGCCGACATTGAGGCCAAGTTCAACGCCGCGACCGATATTGAGGCCGCTGTTGCCGAGGTTATCGAGACGGCGACCGATGAGGAAAGCGCCAAGCTGAAGAAGCAGATCGAGCAGGCAACTGCTCTCATTGCCAAGCACACCGCAGTTCTCGAAGAGAACGCACGCAAGGCAGTACTCGCCAATATCGATCCCGAATTCGATGAGGCCAAGTACAAGGCGCGTCACAACGACCTGCGCAACGAACTGAAGGACAAGGGCAAGTCCATTCAGGGCACATTCAAGATTCTCGGTTACGTGGAATCCAAGCTTTCCCCGGCTGGCCGCGAATCGGATTGGAAGGGCAATACTCCCGAGGGTGAATTGCTCCTGAAGGTTCTCGACGTTCCGAAGCTCGGTACTTCTGCTGGCTCCGGTACTTCCACCAAGACCGACCCCGCAGTTGCCGAATTCAACAAGGCCGCTAAGCAGTGGGCCAAGGATCAGGGTATGACCGTCGCCGATAAGGGCGCACTCTCCAAGGAAGTAAAGGAAGCCTACACCAAGGCTACCGGTATTACCGCCCCGTAGTATTACCCACAGAAAACCCCGGTGCTTATACAGGCCGGGGTTTTCTTATGCCCTTTTACAGGTCAAAATGGCGCCTAGAATAAAGCCCACTGGAGTAAGTAAGTTGTATGCCCCGCGTATGCATGACGTATACAAACCCCTTGTATTCGCAAAAACTCTATTTTTCCCATATCCTCAATAATAAAACGGGGGGTGGGTGGGGGACGCTCTCCAAGCTTACCCCTTATCCCACTCCCCCTGCAAACAATATCTAATTACGCACCTGTTCTTTTACCAATACTTTGAATCTACTACACTCACACAAACGACGCACAACCCTTTTGTACTGCTACAACCATCGATCTGAGCCCTACATCTAGGGGTTTTTACCCTCTGTACCCTGCCCTATTCAACTATACTCACTCCAAGTCAAACTAAACCTTTGGGATAGAAACATCTACCAATTCAAGAACCCTTAGACTACCACGATATTTCTTTAGACTAGAAAACCAACCCTTTTGGTCCGATCCACACATCTGATTACACGCTCACATACTAACCCTACATACAACACCATTGCTACGAGCATAGGGTAGTATCTAATACCATCCCATACCACACTTGACAACCATGCATATACCATGGTAAGATGTTATTACAGCACAACGAAGGGGGAATAACATGGAATTTACATCAGAGGAATTGTTCATCATCCGTAAGGCATTGATAATGTATTCGCGGCGTTGCGTATCTCAGGCTCAGGCCGATACGGCTAATGTCATTCTTGATCGTGTTATCGAGGAAGAGGGTAAGTCCTAATGGCAACTGTTAGTTATACACAGGCACTGGTATTGGCTAGTGAAGGCGGTGCTATTGAACGGCTCGCAGGTAAGGGCATTATGTCCAAAGCTGCATTCATGGCAGACGGCATAGCCGGATTCGAGCTAGATCACGAGACAATGGTCGATTGCTACTTGGCCTACCGTGCGGGATACACAAAAGCCGCGAAGCGTTCCAATGAACTCATCACTCTCGGTCTTGAGGGTGGCCTGTAATGACTATCAGGCGTCCGAAGATGCATACTGCAATACTTCTACACGTTTCTGTGGGCGTTATATGGCACGACGGTTCCACTGAAATGAAGCACTTCCCCACTCCTGAAGGGGCAGTTACCTACATACGTGGATTGACTGTCTTAGACGCTAAGACCATTATCATCACACCGGAGTGGGTCCAGCCGGGCAAGCATGTTCCATTGGAGGCACACAATGCAAAGTAATCCGGTAGTAACTGATAAGCCATTCGTCTTGGTCATCTGTGATCAGAAGCGTATGCAGGGTGGGAAGTATAAGACCCTCATAGAGCTGCGGTATGAATACGCAACGCTCGCCAACCTTATGCGCGGTGTAAAGAAGCACGCATCCACAGACGCATGGGTTACGGGTATCAAAGAGGGACAGTACGTCTTCAGTCACCGTGCGAAACACGAGACGCGCCTGATGATGTACGCATTCAAGAATCTCCCGCAGACGTGGATCAAAGAACCAATCTCCTTGGTGCATGTCTGTGGGGTGTATCAAGGTGGGAAAGCGGTGGGCGAACTTGCAAACACAAAGCAGTAACTCTTATCACCCACGGTGTATTCAATGCGGTCAGTTCGTAAGCCGCACTAATACCCACACAGGCAAGGATTGCTACACCTATCTTTGCTTGGACCACTGGCTCGAATACCTCGACGCAGAATATGAAAGAGCACAACGTGAGTTTGGGAAAAAAGTCTAAAAACGAATACTTCTGCAATCAGGAAGTAACGGCCTCACAGTATGAAATGCTTAACTACTCACCACTGGCGTTCACTGATCTGATTGAGTCGCGAATTGCAGAGACTGGGATTGCAATTCGCGACCAGATGATAAGGGAATACACAGCACAGAGAAAGGTGGCGAAGCCATATGGCCTTAACCCCAGCACAACGCAGACTTATTGACAGCATGTTCGATCACGGCGACCAGACGATTAAGGAACTCAGCAAGTCGACTGGATATAGTGCATCTTTTTTGCGAATCCAGCTTGAACTCATGGGGCCTGAACTGAAGATCGACAAGCGGCGTCAGCCTTATACATACGACGTCGCCGACGAATCGCCCGAACGCGTCATGCGTAAGGCAATAGAGTCAGCCAAGGCTCAGCTACTCGCTTCCGAACAGTCGAAGAACGTATTCATACAGTCGGTGCGCACTAGACCGAAAGAGAAGTGGATTGACAATGTAATTAACCTTCGGGCAATAGCTCAGGCTATTGAAGAACTCGAAGCTGAAGGCCAATTGATTGACACCCTGTAACTACTCACGGACTAGGACAAGCTCATGAACGAAGACATGGAAATACTTGAGGAGGCCGATTATGTAGCCATTCTCGAAACAGTTACCAAAGAGTATGAAGACATTATCGAGGCACACAATGCCGACGAGGATGACCTTACTGCCTTGGTTGAGGAAGAACGCCAGATCATGGCCAAGCTGCATGAGAACCGCAGTAAGCAACGTGACATTGAGCGCAAGCGGTATGACCGGCGTGCGGATATCCGTGATAAGGAAAAGAAAAAGACCGAGGCAGAGACCAAACTGCACGAGGCTAAGCGACTTCGTATCCATGAGGAGGCAAAGGCCGGTGCCTTTATCCGCATGGTATCCGATGCACGCGAGGCCAACTATGCATGGGTTGAATACGCGAAGCCGCACCAGTGGGAAGGCGCAATGACTATTGCCCACTACGGTTCCACTATTCTCGGCGACGGTACGGGTACAGGTAAGACCCTCACGGCTATTATGTCCATGGATATGAAGAAGTCGAAGAAGATTC